CGAATGGTGAGGATTTCCTGCGGGTTGCCGTCGGCCAGAATTTGCCGGAAAGTCTTTCCCGAATGGTTAGAGTTAAACTGAACTTCGGCCCAGTGCAGAGCCACTCGGTCTTGCCACTCCGGAGAAAAGTTTGGGACTTTCACCCCATACTTTTGCTCGTAGGAAGCAGAGGCGGCCCGCCAGGTCCCAAGAATGAACTGATATCTTCCCGCAGCTGTGCTTTCGCCCGGCGCCGTTCCCTTCGCCGCAGGGTGATCTTCATACCCTTCAAAGGTGGAACCTCCGTTCCAGACGTTATAACCAGGGCTTTCGTTGGCCGCGATCGCATTGAGCACCGCCCTATCCTGGGGCAACAGCCCCGCTGCCACTACGTCAGTTCCGTCAGTCCCATCCGCGACAGCACCATAGCCGAGTGTGCTTTGCTCGATAATCGTGCCGAACTCGAGGCCCTGCAGCGTCACCTTTCCGCTCTCGATGAAGCTTTGCTTGGTCGCATCGGGCAGCCCGGTTTTGTTTACCGTCTCCATCCACTGGGCCTGAGCGTCTTCCAGCGAAACGCTGCCGGTCTTGAGACCGGAGCCCAGGGTAGTCAACCCTTTGTTCAGCGTGGTGGTGTCAGCGCTGTCCAGCAGCTCCAGCTCCGCTACAAAAGCCGAGCCGACCCGAACCGAGCGATCTTGCGCCAGCCTAGCCGCCATTTCCTCCCTATGCCGCTCGGGCACAGTGGCGAGGAAAGCCTTCTCGCTTTCACCCAGCATCTTGCCGTATTCAGCGGTCATACCGGCGGGGGAGGCCGAACGTCCCCGGCTATATTCAGTGAACTCCTTCGCTCGCTGTTGCTGATACTCCATGAATTGGGTGTCGAGGGTCAGGGACTGGCTCGCCATCACCCGACGATCATAGACCTGCTCAATGTCCGTGCGGGAGTTGAGGTAGCCAAGCCCGGCCTGCGCCAAGCTGCCCACCGCGTCACCAAAGCCGGTTACAGCTTTCTGCTGAATGTTTCCGGCCTCACCAGAGATAAGCTGCGATTGCAGGCCACCGCTGGCCTTGACTGTTCCGAGTGCCATGCTTATCTCCCAACCATGCTAGGGTCGGACAGCGCCAGCCGGCCCTTCGTGTATTCGTTCACCATGCTCGAACCGGAGAGGAACGAGGTCGGAACGCTCAGCAGGGTGGTGAGCAGGCCAAGCTTGGCCCCTTTCTTCAGCTGCTTTGCTTGCGACCGCATATCGGCCTCTTGTCGCTTGGTGTTTTCCAGCTGGATATCCCGCTTCTGCCCCAGTCGCTCGCGGTCACGCAAGGCCAAGGACTCAGCTCCGGCGCGGCGGAACATCATCGAACCCGAAGTTGAGGTCAGTCCACTCGCGCTCATTTCCGAGAGCATGTTTGCAATCTCGGCCCGAGCGCCCTGATCTTGATCCTGGATGTCTTGGTTGGCCGCAAAGGTTTCACGATCGGCCTGTTGCTTAAGCAGGTCGGCATTCTGCGTCGCCACTTGCGACTGATACATCGTGTTGTTGTAGTTGCCGATCCCGCTGATGGCCGTTCCAGCAGCCATGATATACGGGATGGCGGGCACGATAAATGACATCAGATACTCCGTTGGTAGATGTTGCGTTGATCCAGGTCACCAACAAAGTCGAACCCTAGATAGCTCAGCAAAGCGCAGTTGCGGGGAAGCTTGGACTCCGCCTCGGCGAAGACAGTAGGCAGGTAGAGGAGCTCCTGCAATTCCGTCACCAGCGCCGGGGCCCTCCGCACGTTCCGAAATCCACCGGCTAGGACCTGCGCCCACAGAAACGGCGGACGGAGCATACTTTCCCGCATCACCCCGATCTGCATGATGCCGGGGTAGAGCCAGACGCTTGTGGTTTTGGCCGCGATATCTTCGGGTAGCTCCGGGTGAATTTGCTCCCACATTTACTCACCCACGTCGAGGTCAAAGGTGAAGCCGATCACACCGCAAGGGAGTGGGTAGTCCTGGCCGAAACAAATTTGAGCGTCGAGGTCCCAACCCCCGGCACCCCAAAGGTCAGCGGAGCCAAGCTCGGTAAAGGTCTCCAGCGGGTTGCCCCAATTTTCGTCTCGGCGCGAAGGCAATTCTTCCAGATCGTCGTAAGAGGTGCCGACCGAAAGTCCGCGGGTCCGAAGCTGGCGAAGGAAGATACCGCGCAGGCTTAGCGCAAAGCCGCCCAGGACGTAGTTGGGAAGCGAAAGCGGCAGCGTCTTGGCTCGGGATTTATACCCCAGCCCGATCACCGCGAAAGCTGCTGGGTTGGTGAACGGGGCTACGCCATTGGTCACTGTCGCGTCAAACGAAGCATCGCCATCGCTCAGCACGCTGACAGTTTCGCCTTCCAGCCACCAGAGTCCGGAAAGGGAACTGACCCTGGTGTTGTAGCCCCAGTCCCCAGCAGCAATGGTGATTTCGTTCTCCTGGTAGTAGGAGCTGACAACCGGCTGACGCATCACAGCCAACTGAACTTTGCCCCCGGAAGTCCCGGTTATGCTGAACATACCGAAAGCAGCGTAAACCACGCTATCGACAGCAGCCCAACTAATGTTCCCAGCTTCGATTTCCCAGGGTGCATCTTTTTCAGTTTCGTCCCCGAGGCGGCGAAGAATAATCTGCACATTTGGACGCAGAAGTGGGCGGGACAGACCTGCGTCCACATACCACATCCGGCTGAAATCCACATCGTCGCGAGGCACCTCCCGCTCGAGGAACATGACCGAGGTGTTCTGGATTTTCCGCTGCACCGTTTGGTAGGTGAGGTTGTAGTTGTTCTCCTTCACCGAAACCAGGTTAAGGTAAGTTCCTTTCGTGCGGAAGCGGGTCCAGCCATAGACCTCAAGGTTGCGCTCGTAGGTCAGCTCAACCCGCTGCCCATCTTCTCGGACAAAGTGGACCAGCTTGTGCGGTTCAGCTGACCACGAAACCTGGGTTGCCAGGTTATCCGGTCCAAACAAATGCGAGGACAGAACAAGAATGTCCTGCATTTTGAAGCTGTTGGTGTATTCGGTGTAAACCATCTGGTTCAGCTCGGTCCCCAGCGAAGTCAGGAACAGAACGTCGAGGTTGATCGCCAGGGGTTCAAGATCGCTTACGGTGACATAGCCCTGCGGCTCGGCGATCGCGGACACAGCAGAGATAGCGGTGCTGTCCCCGCTTCCCCGGAGCTGGCTGATCCCATCGTCCGTGAACAGCATCAAGCCGTAGCGGAGGGCAAGCATGTGCTTGATCGGGCGCTCGCTCTCGGCGTCCAGGGTGTAGGCATAGCTATCTGTTGCGATTGGTGGGTAGGAAATGCTGAACTTTCCTTTATCGTTCGCGAGCGAGCCGACAATTGTAAGCGGCTCGTTGGCCAGTCCGGCGTAAACACCTCTTTGCTGAAACCGGCTGTAAACAGAGGGAAAGTTAGCTGCGGCAAAAAAGTCCACCGAAACAGGAATGGTCTTTGTGTAGTCGGGCGTGATGTTTCGATCGACGAAGGTCGTTCCGTTGGTGAAACCAATATAGCCCAGCTGCGCTCCGGTCGGATAGGTCGCAGTCGGGAAGACGAGGGAGCGATAAACGTTATAGCGCTCAGCCCCCGCTACCGCTGCCCAGCTAAGGCTGAAGTGCCCGGTGGTTGTGGAGTAGTTGACGATGCTAAGGGTGACAAGGACAGTGGAGGACTCAGACTCTACTCCGTCAACAACTGCCGTGACAGCAAAGCCCACGCAAGCTGTGCCCGCGCCGGAGGCGGTGCCGGACAAACCAGTAGGAGCAGCGGGCAACACGTTGTTGAAAGTAGACAGGGTCCAGTTTGCATTCGAGACTCGCTTCAGGAAAGTCGGAGTCCGGGTGCTTCGAGTGCAGACAAGCTGGTCCAGGTCTTGCGTCACTTTCAGCTCGTCAATGTCCGCGGCGCTGAAAGTCGTAGTGACTTCGTAGACAGGGGCCCAGGTCACTGCACCATCCGGCACCGGCTGGCCAATCGGGGATGAAATGGAAAAGTTACCTGCAGTTGCTGTTGCGACTGTGAAGTAGCCTTTCACGTTGTTGAGCCCGGAGACCCAGACAAGTTGATTGACTGCTAGAGTATTTGCTGCGGTCACGGTGCCGGAGGCCATCGTCCCTCCCGCGTCTGCAGCGGAATGGATAAACTTTCCGTCTTTCAGCACACGGAATTTGTTCACCGTGAACAGGCAAACCAGGTCGTAAAGCTTAGCGCGGAACCGAGCAAACTTGTGGGTTTGGCTTGCCAGCATCGCGACAAACTCAGTCCCGGTCCGGTTCAGCAGCCCGCCGTGGTAGTCGATGAAGAAGTTTTCCACCTCGGCCAAGGCGAAGGGATACTTGGCCAGATCAAGTCGGCCGTAGAAGGCTGGAGAAACCTCCCCAGCGGTAAACGCGAACATCTGGTTCTTTGAGGTCACGACGCAATGCCCCCGAGCCGATAGCTGCTGGTTGGGTAGACAAACCGAGTTTGAAGGCCGGGAATGTAGAAGTCAGTCCCGTTGTAGAACGAGGGCACCGCGTCGAAATAGGTGTCGTCAGCGTTGGCCGCGTTCTCTGCTGCCCGCCCGACTAGATCGGTAACCTGCTGCTCCAGCTTTTGCGTCAGCTGAGCTTTGCCATTTTTCGCCATGTTGATGCAGGCGGCAAGGGACCAGACCACGCAAAGATACAAGTCCGGTTCCCAGCGAGTTGGGATGTCGTCGTCTTTGGTGTAGCAGAGGATCGGAGTGGAGCTGTTCGCGTTCAGCACTCGCTCGGTCCCGATCGTGGTCAGGCTAAAGCGACTGAAGTCCTCCAGATATTGCGGGAGCAACAAATCGGCAGGGAGAGCGAAAGCATAGAGAAATTCCGGTGCGGGATTTCCGGGAACCCACGCAACATTTTCATCCCGCACCGCGGAGATGGCGAGGCGGCTGTATGCCCGAAGTGAGGGCCAATGGGCTGAAGTGAAGACAGCCCGGCGGGCGACGGGATACCAAAGCTGCAGAAGCGAGGTTGCCTTCGTGACCGCGTTCGGATCGGTAACAACTGGGTCGCTTCCGACAACTGACAGAGCTTGGTTGAACAAGCTGCGGAGGTCTTGCATGGCGCTGCCCTAATGCTGAGGAAACGGCGGGAAGCGAACCCCCCGCCGTCTTTGTTTGCTTTACTCCTCGGAAGGAGCTTCGGCTGCCGTCTCCTCGGCTTTGGAAAGCCGGATCGCAGACTTGGGGATCGCGTTGGCGTTCAGACTGGCGACGCCAGCATCATGCCAGACACCATCCGCGTCCAGGTGCGGACGAACCAGCCGCACCCAGACTTTTCCGACCGGGGCCGGGGCAGCCAGGGCCGCTGCGTCTTCGACATCTTGCGCGGCCAAGCGGTCTTTCTCGACCTTGGCCATTTGCGCGCCAACAGTGGTTTGGTTTGCCATGGCTTAGCGGTTCCCCTGTGCTAGGTAGCCGCGCCATGCGCGACGGTCTGCGACGTATTCGATCGACAGTGTGCCGCCGGTGAAGACAGCCGTGCCGACGGTGATCCGCCACGCGAGGTAGCGCTCCCACAGGTCCGTATCCGGGACCGGAAGGAACAGGTCGGTTTTGACCGTCTGGGCCAGGGTGTAGACCGGGCCGGTGTAGAGGGTCGCAGGCGAGGACAGCGCCGTGTTGTCGTCCGTCACCAGGGTAAGCTGGGCCGTGGCCGCGCCGCCCGAGGTGCCGGAACGGATGTTGATGTCCCAGCCGGGACCGTAGGGTTTCGAGATAAGCCCGATGTTCCGGTTCACACCGAGGTCAGCAACCTTCGCCGCGCCACCCACAGTCTGGGTGGAAACGGAATAGGTGCTGAGCGCGGTCTTGATCGCCGGAGACATGAGTGCGTCAATGATCGACATGTTCTGTGCTCCTTAGGTGATACGAGCTTCGTCAGCGCGCATCACATCCATGCGCCGGATCGGAATGTCCTGGAAAGCATCGACTTTCTTGCCGCCGATATCCATGACTTGCAGCGTCGAGTTCTTCACGATGTTGGGCAGTTGCTGACGCACGATCGTCTTGAGCGAGCGGTCCATGTAGAAAACCGGCCGGCAGTTCTCGAGCGACGGGATGTATTCCATCGCCTGGAACATCAGGTTCGGAAGGTTCGCGCCGAGATAGCCGGTGACGGTCGGATCAGCACCCAGCAAGCTCCGGTCGATGTTGCAGATACGCACCGCGTAGCGGTAGTCCTGCACGACCAGGCCGAGGTCCCAGCGATAGTGCGTGGTCAGAGCTTGGAAGTAGCCGTTGGCTACGGTGCCGCCCACAGTCGGGGCATACACCCGCTGCTCGCCCAGATCGCGAACAGTGATCCCGGCCTTCGACCCCTTGGGGAAGATACCGTAGATGGTATTCGGAGCCCAGCCAACAAGCAGGATGCTCGCGTTGTCCGTGCCCACGCCACCAGCGTCGATGATCTGCTGGCCGACACCAGTTGAGCCCGGCGTAGCGTTGTAGTGCGCCATGAAACCGGTGATCGCCTCGGGCGTGTTGTCCTCGTTTTCGTAAACGAGCGCCTGAGCGACCTTCTGGTTGAAGCCCTCGATGTGGGCCATGTCTTCTTGCAGACGGAACCGGATGCTGTTGCCGTTCAGTTCGGCTTGAGCCTTGTCCACCTCCGAGTAGTCCTCGAGCATACCGCAGCTCGCAGTAAGCTGGGCGCGCGTGGATTTCGTCGGGGTGACGCCTTGGTAGAACCGGCGCCAGGTCGGGGACGGAAGGCCGGTCCGCACAGTGAAACGGTGGCCGGTCAGAAGGTTGCCCTCCATGAAGGTCATGTCTTCATAGAGTTGGTTGGTTTGGGTCAGCAGTTCACCGAGGTCGGTCACGGCGTCGTCCGGACCCAAGGCCTGGAGGAAGTCGTGGAACGTCGGGTTGAAGGGAACGTCGGGAAAGAACGACATCCTTTACTCCTTGGGTTAAGATTGAGACGAGGTGTAGATATTCGCGCCGAGCTGACGAGCTGGCGCGGTCTTGCCGCTTCCGACCACCGCGCCACCTTCGAGGAAAGGCTTGGCCAGTCGGTGTAGAACCTGCATCACTACAGGATGGTTTCCGGCCCCGGTGAGGTCCATCGCCGCGAAGAAACTTTCGTCCGCGCCGACGGCCTTGAGGGCCTGAAGGATTTTGCCAGCCTCGGCATCCGGGTTGGCTTTGAACTCGGGAAGGTCCTTGATCTGACCCCGCCACTCATCATTCATCTTGGTCCAGGTTTCCCGACTCTGCGTGGCCATCTGCTCTTGCATGGCGGTTTGCATGTCGCCCAGGGTCTTGGTGTGCAGGTCGAGCAGTTGCTGGCCGCGCTCCTGGGGGGACAGCTTGTCGTTGCCGAGGACTTCGGAGAACAGCTTGCCGGTCTCTTCGCTCAGCTCGAAGCCTTCGGGAAGCTTGATCGCGGCCAGGTCGAATGCAGCGGGGGCTTCGCCCTCAACCTTCGGTTCACTCTCGGGGGGCACCTTGGTTTCGCCCTCGGCGGGCTTTGCGGCCTCGGTCAGGAAAGTGGAAGCGGGGGCGTCCACGGGCGACTCAGCCTGTGCCTCCGTGGACGCCACGTCACCAGCGCCTGCCGCCGCATCAGCAGCTCCGGCTCCGCCACCCTCAGCACCCTCCGCATTGCGAAGTGCGCCGAACCAGTTCCATTCAGGGGAAAAGAGTTTATTCATCTGCGGTGATTTCCTCTAACATAAGGGTAGGCACCAGGCTGGGTGCTACCGAGGTTAAGATTGAAGCGAGCTCGAGCCCGGCAGCTTGGTAGCCTTGGTTGTAGGCGTTCTGCTGGGGGTTGAGGTCGAAGACAGAGGCGGGCGGTAAAACTCGGCAAGAGTTGAGAAAGTGCCGGACGAGGGTGCGAAGGTGCTGATCGGACTCAATCGTGCGAACGGCAAACTCTAGCTGGGCGGCCAGGGTTAGCACATCTTCACCTTGGGTCTGTGAGTTGTCAGCCATATCTACCACACCTTTCTTCCGTCACCATACCATGCCGGGCAAAACCCAGTCAACCCCTTACCCGCCAAGAAGGGATTGAACCGCATTTAAGCCTCCGCCTACGTCAACATTGCCCAGGCTCCCAGCAGCCTGCCCGAAGTTTTTAGCTACCTCGGACGTTTGGAGAAGCTCTTGCATCTGATTGGTGGGCTGAGTTGCCTCGGCTACCTTCGCGTCTTTTTGCAGAACGGTCGGGCGGACACCCAGACCCTCAGCGTATTGCTTGACAACATCGAGAATGTTGATCTTGGCTTGGGCCTCCGGCCAAGTCGGGACAAGTTGACCGACGAACACAGTGAAGCGTTCGAGGGTGGCAACGTCGCTGGCCTTCTGCACGTCGGAGAGGATGTTAGAGAACTCGATTTCCGCACCGACACCGGCGGGCAGCTCGGGGAGCAAACCCTTCCGACGCAGGATACCGTAGACACGTTTGACCACGACACCGATGTCCTCGAGGTAGCTGCGGTGAAGCACCGGCCCCAGCACCACCATCTTCTCCTCGCGCCGAGCGTCAATCTCGGTCGCAGAGCGAACGGTGTCAAGCTGGGAAATCATGTCGAAGAGGTAGTTGAACAGGCCGTCCTTGATCGCCTGAACAATCCGGCTCCGCTTGATTTCGAGTTCCTGGAACGGCATCTGAACCTGATACAGGGGACGTGCCCCGCTCCCGGCGCCGAGGTTGGAAGTGTAGGTGATCCCGTTCGCTCCGAAAGCCTTGGGACGATTGCGGAGGCTCACATCAGCAAGCATTGGCGGGGACAGAAGTTTGTCCAGACCCTGGTCGGACTTATACTCCAGATTCTGCAGCTGCACCGCTTTGCCCATCACAGACATGGTGGGCGGGACGCCGTAGGTCGAGTTGTCGGGGCAGCCCCAGCGGAACACAGCCACCGGCCACTCATACAGCGGGCGCTTGGCCAGATACGGCGGGGCACCGCTTATGCTTGCGCTGAACCAGTAGAGCTCCCGGAACGGATGGTTGGTTCTGAGCAGCCCATCCATCTGGGTGTTCTCTTCGATCAGGTGGGAGACAAGGTATTCCGTTCGCCCGCTGGCCCCGCCTTTCTTCGCTTTCTCCACGATGTCTTTGGTCAGGGCGGCTTCGCCGAACTCCCGCATCAGGTCTGTCGCTTTCATACGAAACTCGCGGGCGAACTTGACGACCTGGTTCGAGCTGTCTGCCACCAGGTAGTAGCTGCCCGGCGAGCATACAGTGAACTTGCAGATGTAATCTCGGTCCTCGTAGCAGAGCAGAGCTGAGGTGCCGATCCCGCAACCGTCATACACCTGCTCCGCGCGGGTATCGTAGTAGTTGGTTCCGGCCAGGGTCTCCAGGATTTTGGTCCGGATGGCGGAGTGTGTAAGGCTGTCTTCGTCCCCGCCCTCCTCATACGGCTTGGTCCCCGGAGCCTTGATGTTCACCCACTTCCGCGCGGGAGAAGTGACGCCGTTCATGAAACCGGCGCTGAGAACGAGAAGTGCAAGCGCAGGCTCCCCGTCCAGCATGTTCGGGTTTGCGATCTTGTCCGGGTCTTTGGAGGACGGAGGCGTCTGGCTGACCAGATTGTTGTAGAGGAAAGGGTAGAAGTTTTCGTTCAGCTTGCGCCAAGTGTGGACCCACTTAGCCTGCTCCGCTTTCGCGGCGACCAAGGTATCCCGGCTAACCTTGATGGCTAGGGAGTCAACAGAGTCCATGTTAGCGCCTCCGTGGATTGGGTGCTTGAGTTTGAGTTACGGTGCCAGCGCCACCACCGCCAGCGCCAGCGCCCCCGCCCATCCCAGGACCTCTGCCGCCGATCTGGCGGAACGCACGGCTGAGGAAGGAGTTGCCCTGTGTCATTCCCTGATCGCCGTAGAAGCTGGCGACAGTGGAGGCGTAGGGAAGGTTGATCGGCCTCGGCATACTTGGTTTTTTCATTGTCTCACCTGAACAGGGTTAAAGGTTGTCGAAGTGACAGCCTTGTAGGGGTTGACGTCAGCGTAGTTGTCGTTCCGCTCGAGCTCCTCTTCCGGGCGCGGGGCCGCAAAAGCCTCGTCGAGGTAAGGGAAAGCGAAAGTGATCGCGAGAGCGTCTGCGTCGTCGGGGGATATTCCGAGACGGCGGCGGATGTCTTTCTTGCTCTCAAGCTGAAGTTTAACGTCGCCTTGGTAGGTGTAAGTCGGGGCAGTTAGCTGGTAGGACAGTCCTTTGCCCTCAGCTTTGCTATCATCAGGGGGAAGGCAACCGCCCTTCTTAATCCAGTCCCGTGTCCGACCATACATCTCGGCGCGCTTGTTGAGGTAGCGCTCCTGGCTGTCGTTGTCCGGGGAGTTGGAAAAGTCCACAGCATAGACGTTGATACTCATGAGCTCAAGCTGATCGTAGACGCCGCCCCCGATACCGCCGGTGTCCACTACCATCGCGGCGCAGTTATTCCGCATGTAGTGCTCAAAAGCCCAACGGGCGACGGCAATGGTGTTCTGCCCGTTCACGCTGACCCATGGGCGAGTGCGAGCATCGCGGCCCTGGCGAAAGCAGATGACCGAGCTATCGGGACCAAACCGAGCCACGTCTAGACCGGCAATAACCGGGGCGAACTCCTGGCCCTCGGGCGACCGCGCCTGCGCTTCCTCGACATCGACCATTGCGATGAAGGAGACGGAGTCGGTGCGGGGGAAAACGCCTCTGACGCGGACGCGGACGAAGTCGTGGTCCTCACCGTAGTCATCGACCCAGGCCTGAAGCTGGATTTTATTGCTGATGCGGACGGAACGGCTGTCGATGGCGCGGCTGTGCCAGCGATGGGCGAAGCGTCCGCCCGCAAAGCAGTCCCGGAACCGGCCGCTGTTCTTGGTCGGGTTGCCGAAGACCAGCCAGATGATCTGAGTGTCCTTGTCGGTAAGCGCGCCTTCGGTGACCTCCCAGATCAAGTCAGGAATGGCCGAGGCCTCGTCGAAAATAATGATGATGCGCTTGCCGTTGTTGTGGAGACCGGCGAAGGCTTCAGTGTTCTTTTCGCTCCACGGAACCATGTCGATGCGCCAGGTCTTTTCGTGCAGCGGGTCGATGCTGAACCGGGCGGTGGCGGTCATCTTGAACAGGGACTGGGTGATGGAGAGTCGGTGCCACTTGGCTAGCTCGGCCCAAGTCTTGGTCTTCAGCTGGTTCTCCGTGTTTGCGGTGACGACGCCCTTGCAGTCGACCTCAGTGGACTGAGCCCAGTCAAGCACCCAGGCAACCAGCGCGGACTTACCGATACCGTGGCCGGAGGTGGTGGCCTCCATCACCGGATGAGTTTCGCTCTCGCCCCCGTGCTGCATAGCCTCCGCGATGGCGGCATCGACTGAAGTAACGCCGTCGCGGATGCGGCAAAGCAACTCAATCTGCCAATCGTCGGGGCCGTCGGGATACTTGATCAACTCGCCCACGCCCCATTCATACGCCCCCAGCACAAAGGCATAGGGGTCGTTGCGAACGGAGGCAAGCCACTCGGCGAGCTGGTCGAGTTCTTCTTCCTGCATGGCGGGTCAAGGAGTCTGGCTGATGACGATGGTGACAGCGCCAGTGGGGGCGGGCAGAGGATCGTGGGCCTGCGCCCAGCGAGGTGCAGTTACGTCCATCACAGCTCCGTCCGCGTGAATGGTGAAGTCATCTGCGGCGGGGGTAGCGCTGTCCGCGAGCTTGATCCGGCCCCCACGGACCTGCAAACGGCGAGCAACGGTGTTGACCTGTATCCAGGTGGTCCTATCCAAAGTAAAGACGCTCATTATTCGATCTCCTTGGGGGTGATGTCTCGGGCACGAACAGCGCGTTCGTGAGCGGAAGCAATCCGGCTCGCCAGCCCGACCTTGACGTTGATTTCAGTTTTCTGCGAGGGACCGTGGCCGGTTCGATCGGCACCGACCTGGACGACTTGCAGCAGCAGCGAGTCACTCATCTCATCCGGCGTGTCTTCCATCCGGTCCTGGAGGATGCTGGCCGCGTCGATGGCCAGGTCTGCAAGCTTCTTCTGGAAGTCCACGAAGTTTTCATTCACCACTTCGCGGTAGTGCGCGACCAGCTCGTTGAAGGCCGGGTCGGCCAACAGCACACTCATCCGGCTCTGCGAGTAGCGGCAGAGGATGGCGGCTTCACCGGGCTTCTTTCCCTCCGCGATGTGCCGGGCCAGCGCATGGTGGCGCTCGCGGATGTTCACGATCTGCGGGGCCGCTACGCCCCGTTCACCCAGCAAAGCTTCGATGTCACTCATGTCCAGCTCCCGCTCAACTTCCGCGGACATCACCTTCATCGCTCGCCCAGTTGTTCTAAGTCCAAGTGTCACGGGGGAGGCCTCCTGCTGGCTCCCCTTCAGCTTAGCACGTCGCGGAGGCGGGGGCAATAGCGGCGCGGTATGGCTGGTTCGCGGTTGGTAGGAGCCATACTATTCCAGATCGGGCACAAATTTGCGCAGGTCCTCCCCCCGCGCGCGAGGCCCCGGCACCAGCGAACCCACCCCCCGACGACATGGTTGGAGGGGGGTGGGCGGCTCTGTCCATATAGGGCTGGTGTGGCAAAGGTGACACACAAAAACCGAACGTGAGGAATTGCAAGGCAGCCCCATATGGGTATAATGGGGACACCGAATCACCCCGGCGCGCCGCGCCCTACCCTTGGAGTCCACCCTATGCCACGCACTTATCACACGCTTTGCCTTTGGGACGCTGACCTACAGAAATGGTTTGACCAGTTTGGCGACTACAAGAAAGCCGAAGTCAAAGCCGAAGCAGACAGCTACTTCACGCCGCGCGGTCACAAGACTATCATAACGCATCAAGACTCAGCTCAAGCCATGATTGCTATGCGGGACGCCTTGCCCGTGCCGCGTTTCCCCAAAGCTAAATGATTTTCGCGCAGCAGCCATCCGCGCGGTGGCTGTCACGCGGCAATCACGCCGCTTATGGAGTCCTGAAATGCAAAACTTTACGTTAGAAGTCCCGGTCACCAGCATCAATGTCGAGTCGCGTGACGTGACCGTGCCGATTGAACTTGGCAAAATCCCGCACGACGTGCTGCGGCAGGTCATCGCGCACGGCATCAAGCAGAAAATCGCGGATGCGGCAAGCGGCGTTGTCGGCCAGCTTTGGCTGGAAAAGAAAGGCAAAGACGCGCCTAAGCCGAGCCGCGACCAGCTGCGTGACTTCGCTGAAGCCAATGACAAGGCGGTCAAAGACGCCACGCTGGCGGCAATGCAGAAAGCCGCCGATGCTTTGCTTTCCGGGCAGTGGCAGGTCCGGGTGGCTGGTGACGGCACCTCGTCCAAATGGACAGACGAGCAGGGTCTGGCTTTGGATATCGCCAAAGACACCTTGAAAACCCGGTTCATCGCGGCGCTTGCCAAGGCCAAGCCGGGAACGAAAGCAACGGCAGCGGAATTCGTTGCGCTGTCGCCCAAGGTTGCGGTGTTCTTCAAGGCGAACGAGTCCCGCCCGACGTGGAATGACAAAGCCGTGATGGATTGGGTCAAGGCGCAGCTTGATACCGCGACTCCGCGTGACTTCATGGCCGAGGCGCGGGAAGAGCTGGCGCGCCGGGAAACGGCAAATGCGGCGCTTGGCGACGCGGATTTGGACGAGCTTCTCGGCGACATCTAACCGGCCCAGCCTCCCTCGCCACAATCGCCCCGGCATGGCCTCGCGCTTTGCCGGGGTTTTCTTTTGGCCCCAGCCGGGTATGGCTTAGGCCACGAAAGCGCCCCGCCACGGCACCACAAGCGCCCGTCGGGTATGGTCCCCCGCCCAAACCCGACATGACCCCGCCATGGC